GGGGAGTAGCGTATGAGAGAATTTGATACTTTAACTTTTCACCCTACAACAGAGAAAATTGTAGAGATCCTGTGCAAGAAGACACAGAATAAAAACCCCAACTTCTTCAGAATACTTGTAAGTTATTACCTGGCTAAAGTGGCAGCAAGTATGCGGGTGAAGATAGCAACCATGGATCGAGGTGAAATACCAGTAAACCTTTATGCCATTAATTTGGCATCATCCGGCCAGGGTAAGGGCTATGCAGTATGCTTGATGGAAGATCAACTAATTAACCAGTTTAAATCCATATTTTTTGATGAGACATATCCCATTATCGTTGAGCAGAACCTTGCTAAATTGGCTGTAAAAAGAGCCTATGTACAGGGAACTGATCCAGAAGAAATGACCCTAAAAGTTACCCAGGAATTTGAGCTATTAGGTGATCCTGCATTCTCATTCAATTCAGGGACTACACCAGCAGTAAAGCAGATGCGACACCAGCTATTGATGGCAGGCATTGGAGCATTAAACCTTGAGATTGACGAAATTGGAAGTAACCTTCTTGGCAACACGGATGTATTAACAACATTCCTGGAGCTGTTTGATGTGGGCATGATCAAACAGAAATTAACCAAAAACACAAAGGAGAGCACAAGGAACAAAGAGATCCATGGTAAGACACCTACCAATCTATTGCTGTTTGGTACACCAAGTAAGCTCTTGAATGGTGGCAAGACAGAAGAGGAGTTCTACTCTTTCCTTGAGACTGGCTATGCCCGTAGGTGCCTATTCGGATACAACAGGTATGCCCGTAAAAAGACTGCAAAGACAGCAGAAGAGATATTCGATGACCTGACAGATACCTCAAGTAACAACTACATAAAGGACATGTCAGCAACATTTGGTAAACTGGCTAATGTTATGAATTACGACAAAACCATAACTGTATCCAAAGCCATCAGCATCCTGTTAATTGAATATCGCATGAAATGCGAAAGCATAGCAGAGAGCCTTAGCGAATTTGAAGAGATAGCCAAAGCAGAGCTTTCACATAGGTATTTTAAAGCTTTAAAGCTGGCTGGTACTTATGCCTTCATTGATGGCCAATCATCAATTTCAGAGGACAATCTGTACGCTGCAATCTGTATGGTTGAAGAGTCAGGCAAAGCCTTTAACCAGATCAAAAACAGAGAAAGGAATTACGTTAAACTGGCTAAATACATAGCTGGTGTAAATCATAAAGTAACCCATGTTGATCTGACAGAAGACTTGGCATTCTACAAGGGATCTGCCCAAGTTAAACAGGAGATGGTTCAGCAGGCAATTACCTGGGGATACAAAAACCATGTGATCATAAAAAGATCCATGATTGATGGCATTGAATTCCTGAAGGGTGAGACGCTTAAAAAGACTGATTTAACCAAGATGATTGTGGCATACAGCCATGACATATCAGATGGGTATAAGAACGATTTTGCACCATTTGATGACCTGCATAAGCTTACACAGTTACCCCATCACCATTGGGTTAATCATCACACATCGACCGGACATAGATCAGATGATGTTATGCTCCCTGGATTCAATATGATTGTATTGGATATCGACAATGGTACTGCAATCCAGACAATTCAAACACTGTTCAAAGACTACAAATTCCTGCTTTATACAACCAAAAGACATGCACAAGGGGGCCATAGATTCAGAGTGGTTATGCCCTTAAACTATCAATTGGCATTGAGCAAGGAAGATTTCAAAGAGTTCATGTTGAACATCTATGAATGGCTTCCTATTCAGATTGTAACAGATACACAGACAGGACAGAGATCACGTAAGTGGCTAACCTGCAAAGGAACCTATCTCTATAACCAAGGAGATAACTTACTGGATGCATTACTGTTCATTCCGAAGACGCATAAGAATGACGAGAGGAAAAAGGTTATCCAGAGTTACGAATCGTTATCCAACATGGAAAGATGGTTTGTATTAAACTCTGGTTCAGGTGGCAGAAACAACCAGCTTATAAGATATGCCCTACTCCTGGTAGATTCTGGGTTTGCAGTTGATGCAATACGGGATCGTGTACTGGAGCTTAATGGTAAGTTACCAGACAAGCTATCCAAAAAGGAGATAGACAGTACCATCATGGTTACAGTGGCTAAAGCCTCTATAAGCAAAAGTGCAGCATAAGGACTAAAACATGGCAGATTACAACGATCAGTTGGTATTGGTATGTGGTGCAAGTGCAGGAGGTAAAACAGCCTCATTACGCAATATAAACAACCCTGAAGGGGTAATGTACTGTAATTGCGAGGCAGGAAAACGGCTCCCCTTCGCAACTAAGTTTAAACAATTCGTCATAACGAATCCCATGCAGATATATGAGGGATTCGATTATGCCGCAAAGACAGACACAGTGCATACCGTCATAATCGACAGCATGACATTCATGATGGACATGTACGAAAGTGTATTCGTATTACCAGCAGCAGATAAGATAGGAGGCTGGTCCAACTACCAGCAGTTCTTTAAAAACCTCATGCAGCAGTATGTGGCTAAATCACCCAAGACAGTTATCATGACTGCCCATGTGCAATCCATACTCAATGAGGCAGAGATGTCCCTTGAGAAGAAAGTACCAATCAAGGGTGCATTGAAAGCAAATGGTATTGAAAGCTATTTCAGTACCATCATAAGCGCAAAGGCAATATCCATTGATAAGCTGGAGAAGTACACTAATCCATTGTTGAACATCACACCGGAAGAAGAGGCCATTGGCATCAAATACGTATTCCAAACCAAACTGACCAAGGACACAGTTAATGAAAGAATACGCTCTGCCATGGGACTCTGGTCTACCCAGGAAACTTACATTGATAATGACATCCAGATTGTTATGGATCGCCTCAAAGAATATTACAACTAACCATTATTTTAAGTATCTATAACAATAACAGCAACTTTGATTTGTCTCCAAAACCTCTAAGGTAATACTCTCTTTAGAGAAAAAGGGGACAAATCGAATTTAACTAACCAGTAAAACAAAGGACAGTAACATGGGAATACTTTCAAACCTGAAGTCAGACAGTACCATCAAAGGCGAAGCAGATAACCTCGGAGGAGGATTTGCTCCTCTGGATTCAGCACTTTATGATTTCACCATAGAGCTTGCATTCATTACCATAGCACCAAGTGAAGCAGTAGCACTGAATCTTCACCTGGCTACCAACAACGGAAAGAAGCTTAGGCAGCAGCTTTGGATGACATCTAATAAAGCCAAGGGATGCCTGAATTATTACATCAACAAGAAGTCAGGAGAAAAGTGTTACCTGCCGGGATTCAACCAGGCAAATGCACTCTGCCTGCTTACCATAGGCAAGGAGATTTCAGCGGCTACAACTGAAATAAAGGTAATCAACCTTTACGATCATACCGTCAAGAAAGATGTCCCAACCAAAGTGGAAATGCTTACCGAGCTGCTCGGTAAACAGGTAACAGCAGGGGTCATTAAACAGAATGTGGACAAGACTGCCAAAAATGCACAGACGGGAACCTATGATCCCACAGGAGAAATCAAAGTAGAGAACGAGATTGACAAGCTGTTCAGGTTTAAGGATGGCATGACAGTACCCGAGATCAGGGCCAAGAGTACCGAAGCACTGTTCAAAGGACAGTGGGCAGAGAAGTGGGAAGGACAGGTAAAAGACAAAACAACCAAGGCTACAGGGGTTGCCAATGGTGCACCTTATATTCCCCCAGCAGCAGGTGCATCAGCACAGCCTTCACTATTTGCATAATCAAAAGCTTCCCTTAATCTAAAGGGAAGCATTAATCACACCAAAGAAAGGGACCACAATGGAAACACTGATGAACCGTATTGAGCAGATGGAAACCAAGATGAATGCATTTATCTCTGACGCACGTAAGACCACCAACAAGTCTGCTGCAATGAGGGCACGTAAGCTGTCCCTTGAAATCACCAAAGAACTCAAAGACTTTCGTAAAGACAGCATTAAATAAACCAATTAAACAAAGGAAAGACTGATGGATATCACACTGAACCAAGATGAAATAGAAGCAGCAGTAAGGGAGTTTATTGGTACCCAGGGAATCAGTATCTCAAACAAGAGTATTGAGATTTCCCTTACAGCCGGAAGGGGTGCCAATGGGCACAGCGCATCAATAACAATCCTTCCCCTTAAGCCTGGGGGAAAGGTAAGCAAACCAAAGGCAAAAGATCCTGTGGTAAAAGACTTCCTTGAGGAAGCCACAACTGACTTCAAAGAGCAGGAACCTGAGGGCGGATTTGAACTCACAGAGTCAGGACCGATTGAGCCAGAAG